TTCTTCATTAGAAAGACTCACTTCAGCTTCGGGCTCGGGCTCTAGTTCTTCTGGCTCTTCGTCTTCAAGGCCCGCGAGATCATCACCTCCTTCGGGGCCCATGGCGACGTCTTCAACGCCGACAACGTCTTCATCGGTGATTTCTTGTAGCTTCCCGGCGCCAAGAGCGCCCATATTAGCTAGTTTCATAAAGCGACGAATCTCCGATTCCGTCAGTAGGGTTTTGCGAGCCATTGTAAATCTCCTTGAATTTGGTAAAACTCAAAGGTAAATAGTAACAATAATCGATAAATACCCTAAAAAAACAAAGTTGTGGCGTCGGGGTTGTCTTTCAATCTTTTAAGGGCCTTTGTTTCGATTTGTTTTACCCTCGCAAAGGAAATACCCAAACGCTTAGCTACTTCTCGCAACGTCATTGCGCCGTGTTCGTAAATGGAGATTAAACAGCAGTTATGATCTTCCTCAAAATCTACCCATAATCGGCATTCCTCTACGTCGCAATTGTTTTTTGTTTCTCTGCACTCTCTAGAACATGTTAATAGACCGTCGCTCATAGTTCTGGAAGTTCCTCTTCCAGAAGATCAAAAATATTCTCGACTTCCCCGTCTGTTAGTGCAAAATCTTTTACCATTTCTTCTCCCTTTTTCTTCAATGCTTTCGACTTTCGTTTGCGCTTCTTGTTCATTGTTTTTACTTCATCTATATAACTTTGGATCCGACTATCGCCCGTAATGTACCCTGTGATAATGTGACGGAAAAAAGCGGCCTGTGTGAGACCATCGTGACGACAGCGTATGATTAGTTGTGCTTGACGGTGGTCGTTCTCCCAAAAAATAATTTGTTTGGTTAGGTTGCCATAATCTATTTCAGTAGACATTGGTTTGTTTAATCTTTATCCTTTTTGGCCTTTGGCTTTCTGGCGCGCTTCTTTTTTTGTTCTTCGGGGGGCCCTTCCTTTAAGCCCGAAGTTTCGGCCGCCTCGGGATATAACTCTACAGGTACCTTGGTGCTGCCAGCAAGTTTCCACTGCGGGCCTGAGCGTGCCTTCATTTTTTGTCTGATCGCATCTTTTAGCACCGAATCTGGCGAGGGCTGTTCCCCGTCGGGGGAAGGCGGTTGCTCTTGAAAGCGTTTCCCAAAATATTGTTGCAACTTAATTATTGCATTTTCATTTTGTGAAAGAGAGCCAGCATGCTTGATAATTTCATCTACCCAGTTCATGTGGTCGGGAATGCCCGTCGGGTTCTTTAGTAATATATCTAAAGCGGCATACGATTCTAAAGCTCTCCCTTTTAATTGTAGTAGGGCTGCTTCATACAAATTTTTTGACATTTTATTGTTTCTCCTTTGTAATAAAAGTTTTTATATTTTCGGCTGTGTACCATGTAATCTTACTTGGTGCTGTTGGTTCTGGTAAAAGTTTAATGTCGGGTTTACTTGGTCCTTCATGTACATTGACTACCAAGATTGTGGGAACCCCTTTAAATTTCAAACGCTTTTGGACGCTCGGGTTGTCTGTGATGTTAAATGCGAAGAAGTAAACGTCGGGAAAAGTATCCGAGATTTTTTCATATAAATCTTTTAACTTGTGGCAGTAGTGACAACCATTTGAATAAAACTTTATCACACAAGTTGCTTCCTCGGTGGTTTCTCCATCTAAGATGGTTTGTAGGGAAGCTTGAGATAGTCTTTGAATTTTCATGTATTCTTCTCCACGATGGTCTTGGTGTTTTCTATGCAGTCGGGGCAAAATAAGGAAACTGCCTCGTCCTTGTTTCTTACGACGACTGTCCAAGATTGTACCATAACTTTATCGCGCTTGTCAAATGCTTTTTCACACGCGCTACACTTGTCGGGAAGGGTGTTAAACTGAAAAATTTTATCCGAGATTTTTTGGTCGGCCTTCGACATTTTCTTCTTTTGTGCTCTGCGCTGGGCCCTGCTCATTATAATACTCCAATCTGTGGAAAGTCTATGTAAGCATTTCGTAACCCATCACGAAATACAACCACTGCCGAGGGGAATGGGGCGCTATTCTCTCCGTTCCCAAACTTTAGGCGCCCCTTAACAAAGTATAGTTCGTGCGCCTTCAATACATAGTCATGCCAATACTTTGTATCCGTGCGTGAAGGAATCAGCGCAACCACCATTGTGTTCTTCTTGCGTGATTCCTCATAGGCTTTCTCGATCCAATCTTTAATGCCCCGTCCATAGGGTGGATTCATGAAGACAACTTCACCTCCCCAGTCCTGTTCCAGTCCATCATCTTTATCTGTAAAGTGCTTAGCTACCTTATAGTTGGATGCGTTTGCACAGGGGTCTAATGTAAAGGGGCCAAACATATCGTTCAGCCTGTCGAAAAAATGTTGTGGGGTAGCCCACTCCTTTGACTTTGAGCTAAACATTGTTTTTTGTGTTTCTTTGTTCATTTGTTGATTTCCTCAATTGTTTGTTGTATATTTTTTATAGATAAATCAAAGTACTCAGGCTCCCTTTCTATTCCCACAAACTTTCGTCCAAACCTAGTGGCAACAACGCCGGCCACCCCAGATCCCATGAAGGGATCTAAAACCACATCGCCTTCTGTGGTTGTCGGCAAAATACAATTTTCTACAAGTTTTTCTGGGAATGAACACACATGCCCGTTATTCCTGCTGGGGGGTATGCGCCAAATATTTGTTAATCCATTGGAGTTATTCCATTTTTTTGGTTTGCCAATTTGATAAATTCTTTCCTCTTGGATATGATACCTGCGACTAGGGTTGCCTATCCCACACCGGTCCCAAATTATCTCACACCAGATGGGAAACTTAGAAAGCCAGTCCATGGGGTGATGGAGATTAGAAGAGGTGCGGAAAATATTTCTATTATGCCAAGCAAATCTAACTTTATGATTATAAAAAATACTGCTGTTGCACACTCGAAGCATCTGATGAATGGCGGCTTGTTGAAACCCTTGATATTGCCACTCGGGCATTTCATCGTCATACCATTTTTCATATTTCTTCGTCATGGAGGCGCTAGTCTTGGAACACTCGTAATTGGAGTATCTCTTACACAGATTATAAGGCGGCGAAGTTACAGCGATTTCAATAGAGTTTCTCTCTAAAGATTGTAATACTTCCAAGGCGTCTCCTTGATACAAAACTATGTTGCCATTATCAAGTTCAACTTTATCCATGAATGTTCCTAATTGTATGTGTGTCTTTGTATAAAGAAGGTAATTTTTGCTCAGGTATCCTAAAGGCCGTCCCTCTGTTTTTCCATGGAGTTCGATGATTAGATCTACTTCTCATCCTCAATTCCACCCCTATCGTTCCGTCTTCGATTAAACTTAGGAAGTTTGTCATTTCAATATTCGCATAGCGTGTCAGGCTCGTAAATCTATACTCGGGGCGCGCGGAATTTATCCTACTTTCGCGCCCTACGTTTAATAGACCTTGACCATGCTTTTCCTGAAGGCTTTGTTGTAGAGATTCAAAACTCCAATAATTCGAAAGCCTTCCTTGTTCTTTATCTATCATGTACACGCGTCTTTCATCATAATCCACTTCCAATTTTAAATTACGATTATTATACCTATCTCCTTTTATGGCAATATTGCAACACCGATCAAGCGGGCTTTTGGGGTCGGGATAGCTATACTTGTTAAAGATATCCTCGCGTACGCTGCATTGGTACATCGGCTCTTTGCTTAGGAGGGTAATTTTTGAGGTACTGTTACGATCAAAAGTTTTAATTTCTCCTTCTGGTGTGTCAGATTTTTTATTATTGTTGGGCTCAATTCCCAAAAGAAGTTCCAGTGTTTCTCCGGCAGCTCCGTCACTCTCCCTGCTTCTTTGAGTGGGGTGCCAAATCCCGCTATCAATAATGGTGATTATTTTCTTTTGTATACTATCCATCAGTGCTCCCCAGTGCGCCATCGCCCCTATCGCTAATAGTCATTGGATGCTCATACAAACGGCCCACAATGTTTTCGACTGCCCGAAAGTGAACCACGGGAATCATAACTAGTTGTGCGATCTTCTCGTAAGGTTTGATAATCTGTA